CTATAAGGGGGAATTATGAGTACGTTAGAAGAAGAACTGAAAGCCATGGAAGCTGAGTTGGCGGCACTTGAAGAGCCTGAGGAAGAAAAACCTGTCATCGAGGAAGAAAAGCCCGCAGATGAGGAAAAACCTGCGGAGCAGGAAGAACCAAAAGTAGAACCTACCAAAGAGCCAGAAGAACCCCTTGATAACGCGGGCCATGCTCGGTTGCGCAGGGAAGCTAGGGCCGCTGAGAAGCGTGCAGAAGAATTAGAGCGCCAACTACAAGAAGAGCGTTCCAAGAAGTCCGAGCCAACCGAGACTGAGGAGCCCGTTGCGCTACCACCTGAACTCGTTTCCCTCGTTGAGCGTGACCAGATCGACCGTGCTGCGCGTGATTTTCAGGTGTTAGAAGAGAAGTTCCGCGCAAAGAATCCTGAGTATGATGACATTGCTTCACAATATACCTCGGCACTGGCATATAGTTTGAAGATTCAGAATCCTCGCTTGTCCAATACTGAGATTATGGAGCGTGCCAAGAAAGAAATCCTCATGCGTGCCGGTTCATATCTGCGTGATGGGTTCGATCCTATTGAGGAGATGTTCCATGATGCGAAAGAGATGGGGTTCAAACCTCGGGCAAAGGAAGAAAAGCCAGAGGCTGAGGTGAAGGAAGTCAAGCCAGACATGAAAAAGGTTGCGGAGAACCGCGCTAAATCACCGGGAACCGCTGGTACTGGCGGCGGTGCAGATGGTCAGGTCACCCAGAAATACGCCGTTGAGAACTTCACGCTGAAGGATTGGGAAAAGCTTAGCCCTGCTGAGGCGGAGCGGCTGATGTACGGTTCGTAAAAAATCAATTTGCTTTTACAACAAATGTGTGTACAATACCTGAATAACGCCTCATTGCACGTCACGCAATAGCGCCCCTGTAGGCTTAAAACACAGCGTTAGCGCCGTACCGCTACTGCAAATCCTTGGTCGCGCAAGTAAAAACGCAGAGGACTCGGGCCCTTAAACTCCTGTTTGGCAGGTTTCATTTTCACAAACCAAACAAGGAGCTAGCATGTCTGCTACACAAATGACCACCAGCGATGCGCTTACACTGAAGGTGTGGGGCACGCGCGACTGGGTAAACCCCGGTAAACAAGTTGTCTTCGGCCATCTCTTCAGCCGTGGCGCGGTTCACTATGCAACCGAATTCCTCGGCAGCAAGAACCGTGGCGACACCATTACGTATGATTACACCCAAATGCTCACTGGTATCCCAGTAGGAGAGGGCGGCACACTTGACGGTAACGAAGAGGCATTGAACCTCGGCTCGTTCACCATGGCGATCAACGTCACCCGTATCGGTGTACTTAATCCGAACGATGACACCATTGAACAACAACGCACTCTCGTGGATTTCCCCGAGCGTACCCGTAAAGTTGTTCCGAACCGTCACTTGCAGCTTCTGGATGCTTCGTGCTTCCAGCATCTCGCGGGCGCATATCCTACCTCGTGGACTCAGGATGGTACGACTTGGAGCGGAAACAACCGTCTCTTCGTCACGGGTCATAACGTTCCTCCGGCTCCTTCGAGTGACCGCATCCTGCGTGCAGGTGCTGTAGCAAATGACCAGTCGCTTACCTCTTCGATGACCGCCACCTTGGATATCATCGACTACGCACTGGAAAGCATCGCCAACAGTAACCAGCCGATTGAGCGCCTTCCGGATGGCACGTTCGATTCGTTCTGGGCCCCCTCGCAGATTGTTGATTTGAAGCAAGACACCACGGGTAAAATCCAGTGGTTCAACTATGCGCTTGCTGAAATCACGGGTGGTGATGATTCGATGATGAAGGGCAAGTTGTTCCAAGGCTTGCGTACTCTTGGTACGTATGCAGGGGTGAACATCTACGAAGCCCCTCGTACAGCTTACGGTGTCAGTTCGGCGGATAGCTCGGTCATTACGACCGTGCGCCGTGCAGTCATCGTCGGGAAGGACGCGCTCACCTTTTCTTCCCCCTTTGGTGGCCGTCCGACTGATAAATCGGCTCCGTGGAAATACTTCAGCCAATTGAAGGATTACGATTACTACAAAGGTCTTGAGGGTCGTATGATCTACGGTCTCAAGAAGAACGTAGCAACGAACTCTTCGGACATTGGCGTGTTCGTCATTTCCACCTACGCCGCACCACACGCTTAAGGAGTATTAATCATGGCTTTACCAACTATCGTACCTACAGGTTTCGCAGGAGACTACACGGACTTCTTCAAAACCAAAGCAGATCGTGGTGGTGATGTACGTCGCTCGCAAGGTTCGGTTTCCGTTCCTTCGGCTCCGGTAGGGTATTTGCTTTGCTACGGACAGACAGTTAGCCGCACGACCTACGCAGACCTTTTCACTGCTATCGGCACGACATGGGGTGCAGGTGATGGTACAACTACCTTCGGCATTCCTGACCTGCGTGGGCGTCTTCGTGCTGGTAAGGATGACATGGGCGGTACTGCTGCCAATAGGTTGACTACCGCAGGTGGTGGGGTGGATGGTATTACGCTTGGTGCTGTAGGCGGCGCTCAAAGCCATACGCTTACGATTGCGCAGTTGCCGACGTTCACCCCTACCGCATCAGCTACAAGTGGCGGCGACCATAGCCATTTGATGTTTGCTGCAGCAGGCACACAAGCTTCTATTAGTTCCACCAACAGCCCAGTAGTAATGGGGAATGTTGGCAATACATTCGATTATACAATTCAATCTAAGACTGGTCTATCTACCCCTACGCTCGGCCTTACAGGGAGCAGCCCTATCGGGGCTATTTCCGTGACTATCAACCCTATTGGTTCGGGTAATGCCCATCCTATTGTCCAGCCTACCGCTATCATGAACGCTATCATAAAAACGTGACCTCGACACTATCACAGTTAGTACCGATACAATTCGCATCCGGCATCGACACGGATAACACCGCTTTGACTGCAACGCAATGCGTGTGGTCACGTCATGTAAGATTTGTTCGTGGCCTGCCACAAAAACTCGGCGGATGGATCAACTTTATTTTCAATAATAACGCACTTATTTCTGGTACTGCTCGCTCCATGTATTCCGCGTCGCTAGTTGGGCGCGTGCGTACACTTATCGGGACTGACCAAAAGCTTTATGATGTTCTTGGGAACAGATTGACGAACATCACCCCACTGGACGTCATTCCCATTGCTATCGCTAACTCCCTTGCTACTCATTACGCAACACTTGCGAATAATCCAATCCATGTAACGGATACCAGTACTACGGTGGTGGTGGATGATACACAAGCAAGCCTTTTTCAAGTAGGAGACCTTTACACACTTTCTGGCGCGACCACTACCGGCGGGGTCCCAAACACCGACCTTAACGACACGCATATTGTCAGGGCGATTGGTGTGAATACTGTCGAGATACGTGTCGCTACTGTAGCTACCAGTACAACAGCTGGTGGTGGTGCAGCGGTTGTACGTTCGTCCGGACTCCTTACTGTGACAGATGCCGCACATGAACAAGAAGATGGTGACAGGGTAAAAATTACAGGCGCAGCAAATACCGGCGGCATCTTGGCGGCGGAAATAAATCTAGAGTTCATCATCCGTAATGTTACAACAAATACATTCGATGTCATGACTCTCGGTACAGCTACCAGCAGCGTTACATCGGCAGGTGGGGGTGCAACGGAATACCAGCAAGAAATCCCTCCGGGTGAGCTAAATGAATCATTCGGCCAAGGCTATGGCATGGGATTCTACGGTGTAGGCTTATATGGTGTTTCCAAACTTTCATCGGATGTCAAGAAATATCCCCGGATTTGGATATTCGACCGATTTGGTGATTTGGCGGTGATGACGCCGGGGGAACAAACAGGACTTTACCAATGGGACGGTGATTCAGGAGAGGCTCCTGTACTTATTTCGGGTGCACCTACGGAGGTTAACTACCAGTTCGTCTCGGATAACATTCTTGTCACATTCGGTGCTGGTGGGATTGATAATAAAATCTTCTCCTCGGACCAAAATGACATCACCCAGTGGGTGGCGAGTTCGACGAATCAGGTATTCGAGGACAATATCGAGGGTGCTGGCAGGCTGATTTCGCATGTGCAGGTAAATGGCATCAATCTTATTTTCACCGAGAATCAAACCTATATATTTTCCTACATTGGACTCCCATTCGTGTGGTCGATTGAGCTGAAAGAGCCTAATATTGGCATCATTGCGGTTATGGCCCGCGTCAGCGTCAATGGTACAGCCTATTGGATGGATGATGGCAACTTTTACATGTGGTCAGGCGGCAATATCTCGGTAATTCCGTCGAATATCAGCTATCAGAGCACAATCCACAACTGGATGTACGATGATTTGAACTATTCCCAGAAGTCGAAGAGCTTCGCTTGGTATAATCCCGAGTTCAATGAGGTATGGTTCCATTCCCTGAGCACAAATAGCAACGAGCCGGACAAAATCGCACGCTTGAACATCCTTGATTTGACTTGGGTGCCGGATGAGATTAGCCGGACCGCAGCAGAATACCCCAATATCTCACTTTTCACCCCCCGCTTGATGAATGTGGGCGACATGTTCAAGCATGAAGTCGGGTATAATGACGGTACATTGCCCCTAGACTGGGAATTGGTGACGAATAACCGCACTCTTGGCAGGGATTTCTCTAATATTGATGGCATCATTCCTGATTCCACCCAAACTGGAACGGTGACGCTGAATGTTGCAGGTAAGCGTTTCCCGCAAAGCGCGCCCAATACCTCATTCCAGACCTTCCCCGTCGCTCCTGATACGGAACGCGTTCCATATAACTCCAATGCTGGTTATTGGCAGTATACCTTCGCAGGGAACGAACTTGACCAGTTCTGGCGCATGGGAACATGGCAGGAATACCTACAAAAAGGAGGAAAGAACTAATGAAATCCTATCCTTCAGTTAACACCAACACCCTACAAGCAGTTATTGACGTTGTGCAGTTCATCGTGCGTGAGAGGGATAAGGACGTGCGGGATTGGAATAATTTACAGAATATCTTTGTAAATGGCAGGAAAGTTGCTAAAATACCTACGGGGAGCGCGGATGTGGTAGATGGGGACAGGCCGGGTGACTTCAATGTGACCACCACTTATGCGTATTATTTAGTTGATAACGCCGGAACAGCAGTTTGGCGGCGCGTCGCAGTGGGGGCTTGGTGATAGCAGAACCTAGATTGATTGAGAAGTTATGGCCGCAAGTGTGGCCAGAGATCGAGGCGTCCGTGACGCAATTTGGTGTTGAGACGGAGGAAGAATTAAAATCGCGTTTACTCGCTACAGAAGCTTTTATGATCATTGTGGGTGATGGTGTTGCAATAGTTCGCAACTGTGGGAGATTCTTTGAGATTAATTATATCGGTGGAAAGAACATCAAGCAATGGTGGCCAAAAATGTCGGAGCACATTGATGCTATGGCAAAGGCTTTCGGGTGCGAGAAGATTCTATCCTTCGGGCGTCCTGCATGGAAGCGCATCGCAACAGACTACGAAGACACCAAAAATAAAATGTACGTGAAAGAGGTAGCATAATGCCAAGTGTTTTAGGTGGAGGCGGT